ATATAACGCCTATGCAACAGGCTTAACAAATGGCTTCCTAACAGTTCCAGAAGTTCGTGAAATGGAAGGAATGCCTCCAATTGATGCAGAAGATGTGTCAGTTGTGGAAGAACCTATAGCATAGAATGGAGTAATGAAAATGGATAATTTAATCACCCGCTCTTTTGAAATAAGAGCAACAGACACTGAGAAGCGTGAAGTTTCTGGTGTCGCTGTTCCATTTAACGAAACAATTGACATTGGTGGAGGTTGGTCTGAACGCTTTGAAAAGGGTTCTGTTGACCTGGATGCTGATGTTAAATTATTTCGTGACCATAAAGAAATAATTGGACGAGTAACCGAAATGGAAGAGTCTGAAGAAGGCTTAGTAATTCGTGCAAAGATTTCTGAAACAGTTTTGGGAAATGAGACACTTAACTTAGTTAAGGACGGAGCAATCCGCTCATTCTCAGTAGGCTTCATCCCTGTAATAGATGAAAAAAAAGAAAAAACAATCGTTCGTAAGAAGGTTGACCTCAAGGAAGTTTCCTTAGTGGCATTTCCTGCTTACGAAAATGCTTCAGTTACTGAAGTAAGAGAAGTCAAGGAGGAAATAATGACTGAAAACAAAGATTACTCTGCAGACATTGCAGAAGTTCGTAATCACGCAGAAGAGTTAGAGCGTAGACTTGATGTTCTCGCAACAACAAGCGTCTCAACACCTGCAACTACTCAATTCCGTTCATACGGTGACTGGGTAAAGGCTGTAGCAGCAGGCAACGAAGATGCCATCGCTCTACATCGTACATTCACAGGTGCAGATTCAGGCGATTCAATTATGAAGAATGCTTGGGTATCTGACACTGTTCGTATTCTAAACGCTGGCCGTCCAACATACTCAGTATTCTCAACAGGTGCACTACCTGCTGATGGTATGAATGTTGAATATCCAAAGGTAAATACAAATACTCTTGATGTTGAAGAGCAGGCTGCTGAAGGCGACACACTCGCTTACGGTAAGTTGACTCTAACATCTGCAACTGCTCCAATCAAGACCTACGGTGGATACACAGATATGTCCCGTCAGGTTGTAGAGCGCTCAAGCATCAACTATGTTGACACTGCATTCCGTGCAATGGTCGCTAAGTATGCTGCAACAACAAACGCTGCTGTTCGTGCAAAGTTAATTGCAGAAGCAGCAAACTTCAACACATCAGCACTTGGTGCTTGGACTGCAACAGAAATCATTGATTCACTTGCAGAAGCAGCAACTAAGGTAAACGGAGATACAGGTCTTCCTTTGGAATTCATCCTTGTATCATCTGATGTATTCCGCTTAATCGCTAAGACAGTTGACACATTGGACCGTCCAATCTTGTCAAATGTTGGTGCAACAAGCAACACATACGGTTCAATCAACCCAGTAGGCCTAACAGGAAACATCCTTGGTCTACCAGTTGTTGTTGACCCATCACTTGCAAATCTTTCATTCTACGCAGGTAACTCTGCAGCACTCACAAACTATGAGTCTGCTGGTGCACCTTTCCGTTTGAATGACGAAGAAATCACAACACTTACAAATTCCTTCTCTGTTTACGGATACCTTGGTATTGCTGTTCCAGAGCCAAAGGCACTTTGCGTAATTTCGTAATAATTTAAAGGAGTATGACAATGGACTGGACAGACTTAAAAGCATATGTAGGTGCATCAAGTAATGATGATGCCTATGTTGAAGAATGTTGGGATACAGCAAAAGATTTAGTTGCAACTTATATTCAAAGTGCAAAGATTCCTGTTAATGTTCTTAAGCGTTCTTATCTTGAAGTAGGTTCAGAACTATTCCAGCGTCGTAATGCACCAATGGGTGTGGCTCAATATGCAACATATGATGGTTCGCCATTAAATACTGCAAGAGACCCACTCGTTGGTGTATATCCTCTGCTTAACCGCTACATGACGAGGTTCGCATGAACATAGGGCAGGTAAGAGACGAATTAGAATCTGCCATCATTCTTGGTGGTATTTCTAAAGTCTACAAATATGTCCCAGAAAGACCTAATCCACTTTGTGCGATTATGGAACCTGATACAGAATTCATTACAGTATATGAAAATCAATATGATGCAGATTATGCAACTAATTGGAAAGTATTAATACTTGTTCCATATGCAACTAATGAAACTGAAACAGAAAATCTTGATGACACATTAGACACTCTTATCCCAGCAATCTGGGAATATACAACTGCGAATAAACTTACTGTAGACAAGCCGTTTATCCAAGAGGTAAACAATGCAAGATTTCTTGCAACGAACATAAATATTTCAATAGATATTGAAGGAGGAAATTAACATGGCACGAATTAAAGGTAAATCTATCGTGTTTGAAGTTGATGGTACAGAATATGCAGGAGGAGTTAGCAATGTTGTTATCTCATCTGCTGTCAATACCCTTGGCTTTGGAGACTACGAAGATTCTTTAGACTTTACTGTCGCTGTAACTGGATTCCAGGACACAGCAGCAGCATCACTACATTCTGTTCTCTGGGCAAATCCAGGAGAGACTGTAAACATCTCATACGCACCACATGGTAATGCAACACCAAGCGCTGCACAGCCTTGGTTTACAATGAGTGGATATGCAGAAACTCTACCAGACCTTGGTGGAGCAGCAGGTGAATACTTCACCTACGACATTACTTTCATTCTTGATGGAAAACCAACAAGAGTAGAGTCATTCTAATTAGGTAGTCATGGCAGAGGCTATATCGGTTTCAATTAGTGGACTTGCTGAGGTTCAATCAGCACTGGACAAAGTTGAAAAAGATTTAGTTGATATGTTGGAACTTAACAAAGAGTTAAGTGAAGACTTAGCAAAGAAAGCCTCTGCCTTGGCTCCTCGTCTAACAGGTGCCCTTGCATCATCTGTTAGAGGAAACCCATCTGCTGAAAAGGCAGAAATATTAGCAGGTGGTCCAGGAGTTCCATATGCAGGAGTTCAAGAATATGGATGGCCTTTAAAAAATATACAGGCTCAACCATATTTAAGACCAGCAGTGAATAACAACATGGGATTCATTGTTGAGAAGTACAAAAACTACATAGATAACACAATAAAGAAGTACAACTTAGACTAACGGAGGCAGTAATGAATAACGATTTAATGTCCACACTTAAGTGGAAAGAATTAGCAGAAGTAGAAGCATATTTGGATTTGCCAATGGATGAATGGGACGGATGTAAATCTAAAGCAAAACTTGCAATGGCTATGCAATATATTATGGCAAAGAGAACAAACCCATCCCTTACAATAGAGCAAGCAGAAGCAATGACAATTGACGAATTGTCTGAAGCATCAGGGGTCACCATGCAGGTCCCAAAAGAAGATACTTCAGCCTAAGCGCAATGGCTAAGTTCTGTATAGCCACAGGTTATACGCCAGAACAATTCTGGGAACTTACATTTGAAGAGTACAACGCTTTGGTTGAAGAACTTAACAGGAGGAAGTAGTGGCACAACAGATAGTAATTGATATTGTTGCAGAAACTAAGAAACTTACTGAGGGCTTCAATAAAGTAGATGACGAAGTCAAAGGTGTTAGTAAAAATCTTAAAACACTTACTGCAACAGCAGGTGCTGCTGCCTCTGCCTTCTTATTAAAGAAAGGCATAACATTTTTACAGCAAGGTATAGAAGAAGCCAAAGATGCCAAGATTGCTATGCAACAGGCAACCACCACCTTTGGTGAAGGATCAAAAGCCTTAGAAAAAATAACAAAAGATGCTGAAAAGTTTGGTAAAGAACTTGCAATTGATAATGATGAATTAATTGTATTAGCAACTCAATTAGGTTCAAGATTACCTAAAGAAATACAAGAATCATCTGTAGAGTTAGTCAAAATATTTAAAGATGTAGAAGCATTTACTGGTGGTGCTGTATCTGCAGAAGCAGCAGGTGGCAAACTTGCTAAGGCATTTGCGGACGGTACATTAAAAGCAGGCGAACTACAAAAGATATTCCCAGGATTAGAACAAGCAACATATGACCAAGCAGAAGCATTATCTAAGGCTGGTAAAAATCAAGATGCATTAAATCTATTAGTAGATGAAGGCGCAAAGAAATATGGAGATGCTGCTGCTAAAAATGTAACTTCTACACAGAAATTTGATACAGCATTAGCAAATTTTAAAGAAACATTAGGTAATAAAGTATTACCAATATTAGAAAAAGGTATTGATTTCCTTACAAGAATGCTTGATGCATTTGACAAATTACCAACACCTGTACAGAACCTTTCAATAGGTTTAGTAGCATTGGTAGCAATTGGTGGACCAATGCTTACATTTATTGCAAGTGTTAAAACAGCAGCAGAAACCCTTGGATTATTAAGTATAGCCAAAGGTGGAGCAACTACTGCAACTGGTCTATTTAGCGCAGCGTTAAGACTTATTCCAATCATTGCAATTATTGGATTAATAGTATTGTTAATACAGAATTGGGATGATGTATCTGCTGCAGCCAAGAAGGTATATGAGGCTGTAAAAGAATGGTTCGGCAAAGTATATGACAAGATTGAAGAAGTTGTAAAGGATGCAATTGATTGGTTAGAAAAGAATTGGCCAAAGATTCTGGCGGTATTGACAGGTCCATTTGGATTATTTGTATTATTCTTAGTCACACATAAAGATGAACTTATTACAAAATTTAATGACCTATGGGAAAAGGTAAAGGAAAAGATTGTAGAAAAAGTCAATGATATTAAGACTTGGCTTGAAGATAGATTTAATGCAATTAGAGATTTTATTGGCGAATGGTTCTTAAAACCAGCAACAGGTTTAATTGATTTATTTAAATCTGGTTGGGATTTAATTAAAGGCTTTATTGAGACAAGAGTTGATGCTATTAAAACTTCTGTTGAAGAAAAATGGAATGCAATAAAAGATGCAATTGTTGGTCCAGATGGAATTATTGTCAAATTAACAAATAGTCTTGCATATCTTTGGGGAGAAATTGGCACATTGGTTACTGGTGCTGTTGAAGCCGTCAAGACTGGTGTAACTAATACTTGGAATTCATTAAAGAAAACTACTACAGATATATTTAATGGTATTAAAGAAAAAGCATCAAAAATTTGGAATGATATTAAACAATCAATTATTGATGCTGTTACAAATGTTATTGCTAACTTTGGAACTTTGTATAATGAAATGAAAAAAATTGGTAAGCAAGTTGTTGAAGGTATTTGGGATGGTATGGTTGACAGAGCAACTTGGTTCTCAAATAAAGTCAAAAAGTTTTTAGAAGACCATTTAATTGGAATCGTTAAGGCTCAAATGGGTATTAAGTCTCCATCCAAAGTAATGGCTGGTATTGGAGAAAACATTGTTCAAGGTTTATATCAAGGAATGGGAGCCAATGGTCCAGTTGGAATTCAGTTACCACAAATAAATGTTGGCGGTGCAGGTGCAGGAAATAATGTAACAATTAACATAACTACAGGTCCAGGCACAGACCCTTATTCTGTTGGTAGAGCAGTTCAGCAAGCATTAAATAGATACACAACAATAAGCAAGTAGGAGGCAGACTATGACTAATATGCGTGGAGCAGTAGTAGTTAAACACTTTACAGGTGGTGTTTGGGTAGATAGCACCAATGGCATATTACAAGTTGATATTACTCGTGGTATTCCTCAATATGATGGATGCTGGTCACAAGTTCAGCCAGGACAATTAACATTAAGGTCAAGAGATTTATCTTTAAAGAATGTTGCATTACAAACAAGAATAAGAATTGAAGTAGATGGCTCACCAATATTTACTGGAACAGTATTTGATATTAATACTGAATATGTTCCAAAAGAAGATTCTATTGTTACATTAATTGCATTTGATGAACTTGGAAGATTATCATTAAAGAAATTTGGTCATCAAACTATCATTGGTGGAGATTATCAAGCAAGGACACTTGCATCTTATTTAACATTTCCACTTATGTTAACAGGTGTACAAATTAGTACTATATCAAATGGTGGAGTAAGTGGTCCATATGGTTATTATGACCAGCAAGGAACTGATTATGAGGGAAGTGGCATTGGGTACACACTTGCAAATACTAATTATGGAGAGAGTGGATTTAATCCTCCCGCTCCAGCACCAGGAGCATCAAGTGATAGCACATGGGGTCCTTATTTAGCAGATACAAATGGATTAATTATTGCAAATCCAACAAATAGTACTTCAAATCTTACAACAAGGGCCTATGGTTGGGGTTATCCAATTGTTAGTACTTGGATTAATTACAATACAGATGCAACTGGCGTTCATGGAAATGGTTATGATGGAATTTATTATGATTTAATACTTGCTCAAAATGGTCCTACAAGGTCATCAGTTACTGACCCTGGTCATCCACTTAATGCAACTACAGGTTATTATAAAAAATATTATAAAAGTCCAGCAACAGCAACAAGAGGAATGAATTGGTGTGCATTAATGACATCAAATGATACTGATGCATTGTCATTATTTTTAAAAGCAGAACAATCAGAAGCAGGATTTGCTTATGTTGATTCAAGAAATAGATTTAGATTACTTAGTCGTGCAGTTGTAGACAATGATGTTTATTTATCAAAGGCTACCTTTAAATCTGACGGTACAGGAATTTCATATAACAATATTAATGTCACCAATGGTTGGGAAGGAGTTGTCAATGGTGTAACTGTTAACAATGTTTGGTCTAATGATTGGATTGATTTCTTTGATTTAGCACCTTGGCCAGATAATGATAATGATGGAAGTATTACTGGATGGTATATAAATTCACCTTCAGCAAATAGAGATGGAACAACAACTACTAAAATATTAAATGATGCACCAGTTCCAATTCCTACTGGTTATCCAAAAGACTATGAATGGCTTGGATATGATGTTGGAGAACAAAGATTTCCAAAGTTAGAATATTGCAAAACTAATGGTGGTTTATCTCCCATATTCCAATATCAAACCAAAGACATATCTTTAGATAAATTAACAACTTTAAGTTATTTTCAAGGTACAACAGGCGTTGGAACAAAACAATTACAATTAAATACTAATTATGCATTTGCTCAAAATACTGGACCAGGTTTTCTAAGAAAAAGAAATGGAACAAATGAATCAACAAGAGCAACTGCTGTAAATAACGGTAGAGATTATAATGTTGATGAAAGAATGGCAGAATTAGCAGATTTTATTCTTACAAACTATGCAAATCCAGTTGAAGAAATTAAATCAATTAACTTTGATGTACATCCTACAGATATAGATACAATTAAAGAAATTGATATTTATGACAGAATTGATATTGACCATAGTTATGCTGGTTTTGTTAGAGATAAACAATATGCAGTTATGGGAATTACTCATAGCATTACTCCAAATAGTTGGAATGTTACGTATCAACTTTGGAATCAAGATGGAAGGCCGTAAGTTTCCTACTTTACTGCCGTAGGAATGGCAAAGCCACCCAATACTATTTAATTGAGGGTGGCTTTGTTTTATTAATCTTTTAGTTCTTCAATAATTGCTTCAACTACCTCAGCAACTACCTCAACCTGGGTTTCAGGTTCAGCAATTACTTCTGCTTTCTTTTCCTTAACTTTAGGACGCTTACGGTCATAATCCCAATCTTTGGCAGGGATTAGTTTGCCATTGTAATAAATCTTCTTAGCCATGCTTGTCCTCCTTGAATAGGATTAGGTAGATATCATCTACTCTTTTTTCTAATCTGTTTACTTGGTCCTTTATACTACTACCGCCGTTAGGACGGAGTTCGCTTAGGAACCTGTTTATAAGCCATTTTACCAATGCGATATTCACTCCCAATATAGATGTAATGGCAGCAGCCAGGGCGGTAATTAGTTCAGCACTCACAATACCTATAGTTTACAATATATGTAGTTCACCTTGGAGGTTTTCATGGAAATATTAGATTTACAACCACCCACGATAGAGTGGCGTGTATACAGAAATGACGCAGCACCTATGACCCTATTGCTGTCAGATAGCGATGGTCAGTCTCTTGATTTAACAGACTGGGAATTTGAGGGCAAAGTAAGAGAATATCCATTAGATGCAGCAGTAATTACTACACTTTCTATTGTTAAGAATGGAAATGTGTTAACGATAGAATTAAATACTGCCAACCTGCCAATGATTAGTTATTTTGATATAGAAGGCGTAAACCAAGTGAACAATAAAATAAGCACTGTTCTTAGAGGACAAATCTTTGTAGAAGAGGACATAACACGATGAGTATTACATCATTATCAACTGGAAAAGTAACAATTGTTTCTCCCACAGAAATTAAAGTTTTAGCAACAGGATTAGAAGTTGTAACAGGACCACAAGGTCCAACAGGTCCAACAGGTCCAACTGGAGCACAAGGACCACAAGGACCATTAGGCCCAACTGGACCGCAAGGTATTCAAGGTACTACAGGACCACAAGGACCAATTGGTGAGACAGGAGCGCAAGGTCCTACAGGAGCAACAGGTCCACAAGGATTAACTGGGCCTGCAGGTGCTACAGGTCCGCAAGGAGAACAAGGAATTCAAGGTTCTACTGGTGAACAAGGCGTTCAAGGTGAACAAGGTGAACAGGGTGTTCAAGGTGAGCAAGGACCACAAGGAATCCAAGGAGAACAAGGAATCCAAGGAATTCAGGGCGAGACAGGTCCAATGGGACCACAAGGCCCACAAGGAGAGCAGGGTATACAAGGAGACCAAGGTATTCAAGGAACACCTGGTGAATCATCATCATTCTTTCCTTACAAAGTAAATGCAAATACTTATACTGGTGACCCAGGAAACAATTATTATCTATATAACAATGCAGTACAAATATCAGCAACTGCTTTGCATGTAAGTCATATTGATAAAGATGGCGATGATGTAAATATATTCTTGGCTGTATTTAGTGCTGGTGATTTTATTATTTTACAAGACCAAGCAGTTTCTGCAAACTATCAAAAATGGGAAGTAACTGGAACACCAACACATTCTGGAACTTACGACATTATTCCAGTAACACTTGTTACATCAGCAGGAACAGGAACAACTGGTTTTGCTAATAATCATGAAGTATTGCTTATAAAGATTCTTACTGGTGCCGTTGGTCCACAAGGTCCACAAGGCCCACAAGGCGAACAAGGCATTCAAGGAATCCAAGGCGAAACAGGCGCAACTGGCCCACAGGGACCACAGGGTGAGCAAGGAATACAGGGACCTCAAGGAGAACAAGGAATACAAGGAGAGACAGGAGCAACTGGACCTCAAGGTGTTCAAGGAGAACAAGGACCTCAAGGCTTGCAAGGTATCCAAGGTGAAACTGGTGCTCAGGGACCACAGGGAGAAACAGGTCCTGCTGGCCCACAGGGTATCCAAGGTGAAGCAGGAACAGATGCATTATGGAACTTTACAGGTGCTTACAATAGTGGTGCATCATATGCAATTGGCGATATAGCAACTTATGATGGGTCAACTTGGTATCGCACAGATGCACATGGTGGAAATGTTGGAGATACTCCAGGATTAGCATCACCATATTGGACAGTAATTGCATTAGAAGGAGATGTTGGACCTACTGGTCCTCAAGGAACTCCAGGAGCACAAAATCTATTTGTACAATCATCAGCACCATCTTCACCACAGACAGGATGGGTCTGGATAGTTATATGAGTAGATTAACTGATAAGGTTGCATCTTATTCACATTGGAAAGGTATAAGTTTTGATGAAGCAACTTATACGACAACTCCAACACGCACTGGTAGCAAAACTCCTTATACAACCATGCTTAATGCCAACTTTGTACAAGATGGAGTTAATCAACCAACAATAGTTGAAGGCCCAATGCCAGGACAAAACGCTTATCGTTTTACTTTAAACTCAAATACAAGTCCACTTACAACAAGCAGACTTTATCATGGTTCAACAAGTTCTGGAAGCGTTGGTAGCACATCTGATATTAGACGAGCATGTTACGATAATTATCCTTTTGATAGATTGTTTGGCATTTGGATGAAATTTCCAGACGGAGTTTCATCTACAAATGGAATACTTACTGCACATAGATATTTAGGCGGTAGTAATGGCCAAACAGTTGTAATGGGTGTTGCAATGGGAAAAAGTAATACTGGTCTTCCAGCAATATCACTTCCTGCATCAGATTCAGGAGCATCATCATCACAATTAAATACTTTAACTCAGTATGGTAATGCAATTGATGGCTATAAAGCATTTGAGTTTAATAAATGGTATTTTATTGCATGGCGAAAACAACTGAATATTACAGATACATTTCCAACTGTAAACACAACTGTTAATGGAAGTGTTACATATACTCTATATGTAAATGGTATTAAAACTGTAACTGCAATAAATACCAGCCCATTTATTTACTATTCGGTAAATATGATTGAATTTGGCAGAACATCAGCAGCCTTTGGATTAAATAGTTTTGATATGGCCAATTGGTTTGTTACTGAATGGTCTGATATTGATGAGCAAGGATTAAAAGATATTTATAAATATGGCAGCCCAACTAATAGACCATATCAAAATGCAGATATAAGACATTACGACGGAACATCATTTGTACAGGCTTCCAATGAAAGAGTTTATAGAAACGGGTCCTGGCAAGATGTTTTTGCTTCTCGTTGGGATGGCACACAATGGCTTCCTATTTGACAACCATCTGAGACATGGTATACTGGTAATACCGCCTAATCTCTCTTCAGGCGTCTACCTACTAAGGGCCTTTCCAGCGATGTTCCCTCACTCTGGAAGGGCCTTTTCATTTGACAGAGTTTTTGGCATCTGATACAATTGATATATATGTTTCAGAATCATGTAATTGTGCATGAGGGAACGACGCCCAGGCCATCAGCAGGAGGTAGGGCGGTAGAGTAAAATCTACCAGAATTGAAGATAAGGTTGCACCAGATGGTTACTGGAACCCTTCAAAGAAAGTCTCTGGCATAGGTTAATAAAAATATTAACTTCTAACCTTACCTGGTTCGTATCTAAATATAAAAGATATCTCGTAGTTACTGTTTGCTTCGCAAACAAAGTCCTACGGACTTATATATTATAGAAAGCCAAGGGATAGGTTGACAAATTATACTTTTAGTGATACAATTGATAAGTGGGTATAAATAATAGAGGAGAAAATATGAAAAAGACACCTGAACAAAGAATCCAAGAAGCATTGGATTATATTCAAAAAATGATGGGCCAGTCCTATGCCAAAAATGAGGACGGTACAGATAATGAAAAATAAAACATG